CTGTTTACGTCTTTGTGAATACCATTCAAAATAACTATCAGCGATTTGGGAAAAAGTTAAACTTGAAGTGGTCTCTTTTTCAATCAACATCTTTGCTTCAGCTTCACGGGCTTCTTTTTTTGTTTTAAAACCACGACGTTTTACCTGCTTTAAAGTTCCGTCATACTGTCTAACTCTAACTACAAAATAATAAGTACCCCTTTTTTCGTCTTTGTATATGGTCATATTTAGTTCCTCTCTTTTGTGTATTAAAAAGAGTAGACCGTCGTCTACTCTTAATTTTTAAATTGCTAGCGCTAGAAATTTAAAGATCTCTGGTAAATCTAATTGCTTTACCAATGATTCTTGCCGGAGTACTTTCTGTGATGATTAAAGGTTCATATGAAGTATTATCTGGCATTAGTATTACAACGTTACCTTGTTTTTTTACTCTTTTTAAAGTTGCTTCCGTATCACCATTAACTTGTACAGCAGCTATTTCACCATTCTCCACATCGTCTTGCTTTCTAATTAATACAAACGATCCGTTAGGTATAGTTGGTTCCATGGAATTCCCTTTAGCTTCTAAATAATATACTTCTCCTCGTGGCAAAATATCTGGCATTTCATAACGAAATCCTTCAAAATTTTCTTCCACACTGATAGGTAAACCGCATGCTATTTTTCCCAATATAGGTACTTTAACTGGATGAATAGGAGCTTCATATAAATTAGAAGGTTTATCTTCAGTTAAGTCGGATCGATTGATATTAAAATAATCAGCTAGCAATTGTATTTTATCGGGTCTTGGATATGTTTTTGCTTTAAACCAATTTGAAACAGTTGTTTCCGGTAACTCCAATTCTTTTGCAATATCAGATTGAAATACACCTTTTTTATTAGCATGTTTTTTTAAATTTGTTGCCATAATATCTTTCATTTCTTGTTGGCTACTCATTGATATCACCTCACTTTCTAATACTATTTTACCGTTTTTCGGTAGTTGTGTAAAGAGGTAAAATACTTTTAAAAGGTATTTTTTATACTTTTTAGTATTGACTATACCGTTTAAAGGTAGTATATTGAGTGTAGAAATTAACGGAAGGAGGTAATGATATGTTGCAGATAACATTAAAAGCAGCAAGAGTTAACGCTGAATTAAGTCAAGAGAATGCGGCTGTAATGCTTGGTGTTACTGGAAAAACACTTCGTAATTATGAACAAGGTATTACAGCTATTCCGGGTCATGTTTTAAAGAAAGCATCTATAGTATATAAAATACCATCTGATAATATTCGATTGCCTATAATTAATGACGGGAAGTATGATGATGATTTTTTTTGACTCCCACTACCGTTTAAAGGTAGTGGGGTGATGAGGAGAAATCCTCACTTTTTTTTCAAAACAAAATGTCGAATTTTGTCACTTTATAAAGAACGAACTGTTCTTTTAAGAGAATCATTGTCGAAATGAGGTGATGAGGTTATGTATCAAAATCTTTTTATAGCCCGTAGAGAAAATCGAATGACTCAGGAAGCTGCCGGTAAAGTAATAAATATATCGAAACAGACCTATTACTTAAAAGAAAAAGGAAAGAGTGATTTTACTTTAACGGAAGCAAAAAAATTAGCTAAACACTTTAAGACAACCGTGGATGATTTATTTAAAAAATAAACAAGGATGGTGAACAAAAATGAACGGAGTGTTATCAGCAACAAGAATCATGAAAGGGCATGAAGTAAGAAAAAGATGTGCTGAAGCAAAGAACAGTCCTACATTGTTACTAGCTATGGAATTAGAAGCAAAGCGTAAGTTATACGAAAAGAACCGTGAGGTTTTAGATCGAAGGGAGGTGAGTTAAGTGGAGTATCATGTACCGACACAACCTAAAGAAAGATTTATAGTAGTTGCACTATCCAACTACGGAGTTACTAATCCAGTGTCATTTAATGCTAGCAATTCTAAGAAGAAAGATGAAAGTCATTTGATTATGGATTTAGCTTTTCTCAGTAATGATTATTCGCCAGATAAGTTTACGCATTTCTTTAATGAGTTTAACAAGTTCCTGGATGAATTTAATAAAAATAATGCTATGAGGTGAGTTAAGTGAAGGAAGTAACTTTAGTTTTTAAATCAGGTGCAAAGGTTAGTTTTACAGCTGAACAATTTAAAACATTTAACAATAGTTTTGGTGCGTTAGCAAAAATCGAATGGGAAGGTATTACTGGAAAGGTACCACTTCACATTGGTATGAGCAATATCGATGCAATATTTGTGGAAGACATTCCTGAAGAGGAATCGATTAATGAACCTGATCATCCAATTGAAGATTTCTATGGTTGTGAAATTAAGCAAGATAATAAATATTTTATGTTTGGACAGAATGCCGTACTTGAAGGGAATCTAACGAATTACTTAATTGCGGAACAAAACGTTGAATGCTTTCGAGCAGTATAAAAAGAAAACCACCTGCGCCAACAGGTGATTTAGAAAAACAAAATTCACAGTCATTATAGCATGAATTGATTTCATGTAAAGGAGAGAAAAAGGATGGATGAACAATTAACACCTAAAACTATATATCTAGTAAGTGTAGGTAATTTATTTGTTAGTAAAGCGAATCCATTGGTCGTAACTAAGTTAGTGAAAAGTGCAATGGAATTTGAATATGAAGAATCAAAACAAGTAGCCAATGATGTTGGTGGAGAAGTAATCCGCAAAACAGTGGAATATGCCAAGGTGGTGGAATTCTAATGGATATTAAAGCGATTGAAGAATATGTACAAGTAGCGAACAAAGCTTATGCTAACGGAATTATGAATATCTTTGGAAATCAAGTACAAGTAACTGATGAATTGTTTGAAGAACTTCTGAACGAAAAAGGAGATTTGGAAGTAGTAACACGTAAGTGTTCTGAATATCCTTTTCGAGCTAATTTCAAGCGAAATGGCATAACCTATTATTCTATCCACACTGAGGAACAAATAAAAAATATATTCGGAGGTAATATCGATGAATCCATTACAAAAAATTGAATTAGTAGAAGCTGATGAATTACAAGTTGCGGAGCAACAGTTTGAAATTACGGATATTAACGGTTTGAACTGGGCATTCCGTAAAATTTCAGCACTTAAAGCGCAAGAGAAGGAAATTACGACACTAGCAAATGTTGAGCGTGACCGTATTACTGAATGGGAGAAAAGTGAATTGAAGCCCATCCACAATAGTATTTCATTCTTTGAAACTCATATTCAACGTTATCATGCGGAACAGCTTGCAGCGGATCCAAAGCAGAAAACAATTAGTACGCCTTATGGTAAATCAAAAACTCGTAAGAGTAGTGAAGCGCCGGAGCAAAAAGATAAAGCACAGGTACTTCAATATGCCATCGAAAATGAGCTTGATGATTGTTTAAAAACAGAAGTCAAATGGGCTGATTTCAAGAAGAAAATAAAGATCGTGGAAATCAGCGGTGAAAAAGTAATTGTGGATGAGGATGGACAAATTGTTCCAGGGGTTACGGTTAAACCTGAATCTATTTCTTATAGTGTGGAAGTTTAGAAATGATTCAGGTTTATAAAGGAATACGGTTAAAACTTATTAATCGTAATTACAAAAACTATGCAGCAAAACGATTTACATTAGGTGGCACAAATCAAAACGTATGGATTCCTAATAAGCAATTAAATCCTGACGGATCCATAAAAGAAAATGAAAATATCGATTATGTATTTCGAAAAGCTCAAAGGCAACTAGAGCTTGCTGGATATACAGAGCCGATTGTTGGAATAAAAAGACGTTCAATGGAGGTTTAATAAAAATGGCTAAAGTAAAAATTGAAGTAGATGTAGATTGGTTAGAAGAAGGTGAAAACCTTGATGATTTAATCAAAAGTCAAGTTATCACTGGTTTGCAAGACAGATTAATTCAAAAAGCAGAACAAAAGGTCTTAGCGAAAATTGAACGCGAAGTTGAGGGAAAAGCAAATGAGGTTGTAGATAATTTCATTCATGGATCCTTGGAAAAGAAAATCGATGAATTAAAAATACCATATAAGAAAAGTGGTTGGGGATCAGAAGTAGAATTAATGCCGATTAGTGAGTTTATTGGTATGAGATACGAAAGGTATCTAACAGAAAAAACACTAGATGAAAATGGCCGAGAGGCTAAGTATTCAGGTGATAGAAGGTTATCCATAAGTGAATATTTCATTCAAAATTATCTAGCTAAAGAACTTACTTCTAAAGTTAGCACGATGATTCAAACTGCAAGAAAAGATGCAGAAGAAACAATAGTCAAGGCGCTTGAAAACAATCTAAAAGAACAATTATCTGTTGATATTATTCAAAGGCTTAATATCCCACAAATGTTGGAGAGTCTGCAAAATAAAGCTACAGAATTAGATGTTAAAGAATAAGGAGGGGATTTATAAATGGAAATCACAAACGGTGCTGCCATTACCAAAAGTAAAAAAGCAAAAATCATTATCTATTCAAAGCCAGGTAACGGTAAAACAACGGTTGCTGGGTTATTACCGGGTCAAACCTTAGTCCTGGACATTGATGGGACAAGCCAAGTGTTATCGGGTTATAAAAATGTAGACGTAGCTAAAATTGATGGTGAAAATCCACATGATAGCATTCTACAGTTTTACGCACTGGCCAAAGCGAACATCAGTAAATACGATAACATCTTTATCGATAATTTAACGCATTACCAAAAGTTATGGCTACTTAAGAGAGGCGAAAAGACCAAAAGCGGTATGCCGGAATTAAAGGACTACGCTTTACTAGATAATCATCTTTTAAAGTTAGTAGAAACATTTAATTCATTAGATGCAAATGTTATTTTCACAGCTTGGGAGACGACAAGAAATATCACTCATGATGATGGTCAGCAATACACACAGTTCATTCCAGATATTCGTGAGAAGATCGTAAATCACATTATGGGAATTGTTCATGTTGTCGGTCAGTTAGTTAAAAAGGCTGATGGAACAAGAGGATTTATGTTAGAGGGCAATCAAAGTGTGTTTGCTAAGAATCATTTAGATACGCGTCTCGGTTGCATACAAGAAGAATTAATAGCACCATCCACAAATTAAATTAAACGAATAAAAGGGAGAGATTTAAATGTCATTTTTCAAAATGGATGAAGTAGAAGAAGTAAAAGGATTTTCATTAATTGAGGTAGGAAATTATGAAGTGGTTGTATTAAATGCTGTCGATGGTTTAACGGAAAAAAGAAAACCTAAATTAACAATAGATTTTGAAATTCGTTCAGATGTTCCTCAAGAACATCAAGGTCAAAAAGTTAGATATACAACATTTACTTTTGAACATCCAACAGCTAAGGGGATTGCAAAGTCATTCTTATTAGCTTGTGGTATGCCTGGAAATTACAATCCACAAAGTCCTGCACAAATGGCGAAAGATGTTTTCAATAAGCACTTAAATGTCTATATCACACATGATAAAAAAGATGATGGGCGTGTATTCCCTAAAGTATCAAGTTACAGCGCATCAAAAGTGAACCCACCAATGCAAACAAGTGCACCAATTACTGTTGGCGATGATGATTTACCCTTTTAATCCATGGGCGATGGTGAATGGATACGATTAAATAAAATTAAATAGAGAGGTCGGTTTTGTCGACTTCTCTTTTTTATACCCTAAAAAGCTAATTGGAGGGCAAAATGAAAGAAAATCCATACAATTTTAATGAAATTCCAACTGAGTTAAAAGCCCTTCCGCAATGGATCTTATGGCGTAAGGAAAAAAGAAACGGTAAACCAACAAAAGTACCGTATCAAGTAGATGGAGAAATGGCGCAAGCAAATAACAGGCGTACTTGGTCAACATTTGCAACGGCGGTCAAATTCTATTTAGAAGGTGACTATGACGGAATAGGCTTTGTATTCAGTAAACAGGATAAATATATAGGAATCGATATTGATAAGTGTGTTGTAGATGAAAAAACAAATGCATTTGCAACAGAGATTATCGATACATTAGATAGCTATACGGAGTTTTCACCATCAGGAAATGGAATTCACATCATTATCAGAGGTGGTCTTCCACAATCTGTTTTAGGTACTGGACGAAAAAATACAAAGCATGGTTTAGAAATTTATTCATACGGCCGTTTCTTTACCTTTACTGGAAATCGTGAGAATTCCAATGATGTATATGAACGGACGGATGAACTAGCTGAAGTATTCGAAAAGTATTTTGATGATAGCGACATTCAGGGGCGTGTGAATCTAGCAGAATTTGAAAAAGATGAAATTAAAATTTCAAATGATGCTCTATGGGAAAGAATGTTTAGAAGTAAAAATGGTGATGAAATTCGTTCATTATACAATGGCAGCTTAATAAATGATGACCATTCGGCAACTGATCTTGCTTTATGTAATCACCTAGCTTTCTGGACAGGCAAGTCAGCAACCCGAATGGATACGATGTTCCGTGAGACTAGCTTAATTCGTGATAAATGGGACGTAATTCATTTTAGCGATACAAATGAAACATACGGCGAAAGAACGATAGGAACAGCCATTTCATCTACTTCCACAACTATTTTAGATAATAAACAGCAATTCGAAGAATTTTCCTTTGATTTCATAAATGAAGATGCGGTTGAAATTGTGGAGGACAAGCCGAAAAAGAAATTCCGCTTAACTGAATTAGGAAACGCTGAACGTATCGCATATGAATATGGCCATGTAATCAAATATGTTAGTGATATTGGTTGGTACATATGGGACGGCAAACGATGGAAGCTAGATACGAAAAAAGAAATTGAAAGAATTACAGCAAAGGTACTTAGAAGTCTCTATAAATCAGAAGATGAATTAGAACAAAAATGGGCCCGAATGTGCGAACGAAGAAATATTCGTATGAATAGCATCAAGGACCTTATGCCTTTAGTGCCAGGAGAACGTGAAGATTTTGATAAACATAAATATTTATTCAATGTTGAAAATGGCATTGTTGATTTAAAAACAGGGAAGCTGCAGCAACATGATCGGGAACTTGGTTTAACTAAAATTACTAATGTTTCATTTGATGAAAATGCAAAATGTCCAACATGGTTAGCATTCTTAGATCAAATATTCTTAGGTGACAAAGACCTTGTGGAGTACATGCAACGGCTTATCGGATATAGCTTAACTGGTGATATTTCAGAGCAAATCATGATGTTCTTAGTTGGTGGTGGTTCGAATGGTAAATCAACATTTATCAATACTATTAAAGATCTGATTGGTGAATATGGTAAGCAAGCCAAGTCAGATACATTCATTAAGAAAAAAGATACTGGTGCAAATAATGATATTGCTCGACTTGTCGGAGCACGGTTTGTAAGTGCCATTGAAAGTGAAGAAGGAGAAAAACTTTCTGAGTCATTTGTTAAACAAATTACAGGTGGCGAACCAGTATTAGCACGATTTTTGAGACAAGAATATTTTGAGTTTATTCCAGAGTTTAAAGTGTTCTTCACTACTAATCATAAGCCAGTAATCGGTGGACTAGATGAAGGTATTTGGCGACGCGTTAAATTAATTCCTTTTAACTTGAATCTACCATCTCATAAGCGTGATAAAAGATTACCTGAAAAGTTATCACTAGAAATGCCAGGTATCTTAAATTGGGCAATTGAGGGTTGCATGAAGTGGCAGCAGGGGAGATTGAAAGAGCCGAAGGTCGTAGCAGAAGCAACTGGGAAATACAAAGACGATATGGATATCTTAGCGCCATTCCTTGATGAAGTTTGTTATGTAGATGAGCGTGAAAATGAATCAATCACGATTGAAGCTAAAGAACTATATAACGTTTATGAAAGATGGTGTTTTAATTCTGGTGAAAGAGCTTTAGGTAATAGATCATTTTATCGGATGTTAGAAACGAAAGGATTTGGAAAAACAAAAGGTTCCAAAAATAGAACGTTTCTTACAGGAATTACCTTAAATGAACGCAAGCCTGTTACTAAAGGTGTTACTGAAAGTAATGAAAATAGTAATTTTAAGGTCACTCAGTAACCTTTTTGTTGCTTTAATAACCCTTTTTGATTTTTAATAACCCTCTATAAATCCAGTCATATCAAGGGTTTGGGTTATACTTTATAGTTATTTTGTTATTTTGGTTATTGGGATTCTATATAAATAAAAAAATAA